AGAGACTGCTATCCCGAACAATTTTGGCGGGTCTCCGCCTGAAGTGCTAGAGACCGGCACTTTAGTTTCGAGATATCATATGTCTCTACAACCTGAATCATCTGAGACGCGTAGACTTGAAACTGAAATAGTTCCTCCGTCCCGTCGTCGTCCTAGACCTACAACTGGAGTTGGTGCTGAGCATTTACACGAACGCAATTTGCAATTCTCTTCTCCCATAGAAGGTGAATCTGGTTGGCGTCACGCTGCTGAACATCGTGGAGCCCAACATCTACTCGTCAATAATCAAGACCGTTCATTCGAAGAAACTGCGCCCTGGCATTCATATCTCCATCACGGAGAGACTGTCACTCCTGCTCAAGTCGTTGCTTCTGGCATCGTTGGCTCTCGTCCTACCATGCCGCGTAAACATAATAAGCAGGCTAAATCCCATAAGAAGGGTACTTCTAAGAAGGTGAGAATGGGAAAGTCTCACAAGAAAGGTCACAAAGCAAAGACTAAGGCTCCTGGCCGCGGCGGAGTCAAAGCTCCTGCTATCCGTGGTGGTGGCAACCCTCTCGAGCCGCTTATTGCGTTACCAAATCCAACAATCAAGATGGAGAAACAGACGTTTAAGAAGGAAATCATCGAAGCTACTCGTGAGATGCAGATCGCTAAGATGTTCAAGAAGTTTTATCGTGATCCTTCACGTTTTGCATGTCCTAAGCTTGGCATGGCTCGAACTACGACCATGATTGTGCGTAATACCAAGTGGTTCACTGTACCCACTGCTGATCTAGGTTGGATCCCTAATAGTTTGGCGACCACTAACCCTCGGTGGTATGCCGTCTCCTTGGCACCCAGTGGTGGATCATCAATGTACGTTCCTACCAACGCTGCCCAAGCCATGGCTGGTGTCACCACTGCTTTTAATACTGTTATGTCTTTTTCAGACCCTGGCAACAATACTACAAATATCTATAATGGATTTAGTAAAGGCCGTTTGCTGGGTACTGTTATCGAATGGTCTATTAATCGTTCGATTAATTTGGCTGCTGGAGATGTATCTGCTGATCCTCGTATCACAGTTGGATCTTTGCCTCCCCCTGCAAATTGGAACTCTATTTCGAACCTCACAACCACTACACTCATG